GAAGTAATAATAATGTCACATACGCTATAGTATGTTATCTACCATTTCTTGGTAAATGTAACATTGGCATTCCAGCCACTCGACTGGCTGTAGCCACCACCAAAACTAAGAGATGAATTCTTTGCTTCGGCCGTTACAGCAGAAAAATCGGTAGAAGACGCTGTCTTCGGTTTTGTAAATTGGAGAGTTCTCATTTAAGAATGAATAATGATGAGTTCGTTATAATAAATCATAAGATTATAATCCGGAGATAAAATCACTGTTTATTATTACTGGTCGTGTGAATTCGTTACCTAGACGGACTCTGCGACACAGTAATAATAATCCTTGAATACTGTTTTGTCTTTTACACTGCGGCTCATTTTGGCGGTGGAAAATCCTTCTTCGGCTGCGGCTTTCGCAATCGTATTCCACGTTTTGAGGATTTGGTTTGAATTTACCAACCGCTTTTCTACCTTCTTGCCTGTGGTTGAAAGTTGGACGCCGATGATTGGATTTCCGCCTTGTTCTTGGACCGCGTTTTGTTTGAGGGAATAATAACTCTCTTTCAGAGAGAGACCATAGTAGCCTTCATTCGCGGTTTCAACCCAAATCGTCGCCTTCAATGCGTTATGGCACGCATTTAAATACGTCTTCAGGTTCTTCAAATCAGTTTCGCCGGGTGTCTGTCCCACAGAGATTTTCCATTGCTGATACTCTTTCAGGAGTGTAGAATTCAGGATTTTGCCACGGTCGGAGAATTGGCAGCACTGGAAAATAAAGGTTTCCACACTGAACTGTGCTGGGTTTTCGGCCTCGGTTGCGATGACCTTCTTGTAATCAACCGTCTTCAATTTAATACCTTGATAACCGTGAATACGGTCAATACGTTTGGGTTTGAATTTGACGTCCATATAATGTTTCAATGCGTGGAAGGTTTCTTTCGCTGGTTTCGTGTGCGACCAAAGACGAAAACGCCCTTCAAGGTTCACGGATTCCTCTTCCACATCGGGGCGCACAATACAGCAGGTTGCGACGAATTGGTCGAACTTCTGCGTCATTTCATCGTCGGGGAGAAGAATGTGTTGATTGAACGGAGATTCATTTTCGGTCGCGACGACTTGAAGCGCTTGGGTTTGTTGTGCGGTCTTCTCACGGAGTTCATTGTTTGCTAGAGTGAGGTCGTGGATGGCCTTGTTCTTTTGTTCGAGGTCGCTGACGAGTTTTGCGTTCTCGGCCTCTAATTCTTGATTGCGTTGAAGGAGACGGTTAAAATTTTCCACATTGTACATTCGTGCGTGAATGATGCCTTCGATATGTTTTGTCAAGCGGTCAATTGTGAAATTGGTGCTATCATATGCGATGATTTCGGTTTTGTTTTTACCGGCGACTTCAATAGTGCGAAGTTGACGCTTGATTTTTGGGTGGTCTTTGATGTAGTTCTCAATTTCGACTTTGTTATGGACTCTAAATGCTGCGGCGAGGATGAAGTTCGTGTATTTCTTATGATGGTCTGAGACGCGGGTGGCGAGGTTATTGGTATGGCCAAACTTGATGAGTTTCTCGTTGTCGGCGTTGGTGTTGTCGATGGTGCCGAAGTAAATACATTCCGTGTTGACTGGGAACTGGCTGATAAGAGTTTTCTCGATGGCGCGTTTCTTTTCTTGGGTGAGGGTGATGGTGGCTTGGTTGAGGGTGGAGATGACTTCGTTCTTTTGTTCGAGTTGTGCGCGGAGTTCGCTGGTCTCGGTGTCAAGGATTTGGTGAAGGGTTTCTTCCATTTTCATATAATAGTCGTGTATTTCATTAGCCTTAACCGTTTGTGCTTTCAAGCATAGTGATTTGAAGCATCGGATGGTGAGTTTTATGGTTTGTTTATTTTGACCGCCGTTTTTGGATTTAGATGGAATGGTTGATTCAGTTGGTTGTTCTTCATCACTACCACCTGACACGTTTTCTGGTTGTTCTGATTTTTTAAATTCAGGAAAGGAGACAGTATAATCTACGTTGAGTTTGAAGTTTTTTTCAAGCAATGTTCTAACGTTTATTTTCTGTGCGAAACCCAACCATTTCCATACATCGTCCAAATCAACAACAAAATCAGTATTCTTATCAAAATTCAGATAACAATAAAAACTAGCAACAAACAACTGTTGCTCGAATGTGTTGAAGTTTTTTTGGAGTTTTTCTAGAAGAAAATTATTATATTTTTGAGACAACTTTGTAATCGGGTTTTTCTCGATGAGTTCAACAATGTTCAGGGTTGCCGAAGAGGCGGCGGAGGCAGAAGAAGCAGAGGACATCGTTATGAGCGTTTGTTATACTATGTATATACGGATGTCTTTAAGTTGGTTTCGCTTTATTTATGTAAATCGCTTTTTATGAAAGCGGTTCATACTGATTAGTTGCTTTTCATTAACAAAAGCAACTAATTATTATTAAATTGCTAATTTTGTCAAACCGCTTTTGTTGCAACAAAAGCGGTTTCTATTAAATGCTAAATCTGTATAACAGCTTCTCAATTTGGCAAACCGCTCTCGCCATCCCGAGAGCAACTTTCCCTCACCACTTACTCTTCTTCACATTAATCTTCGGTCCCTTGCCACTTTTCGCAGCATTAGGGTCATACGACTGCTCTCCTTCGTCATCAGAACCGAGATTCTTGGATATTTCCCAGAATTCCTTACTGCCGAGCTTGAATGGCCCGTGCTGTTGTGCCTTATACCAGAAGATTTGGTCCTGTAATTTGTTGGATTTCGCGTTGTTATTGATGACGAGACACTCGTAATTCTCGGTACACTGGTCCATCACCTGACAAAAGCTCTCAAATGTGGGGAACATACCCGCATAATTGTCGTAGATTCGCTTACGGTTCGCAATATATGGTTCACGGAGGATAAAAACGTAGTCGATATTCGTGCGGAGATTTGGAGGGATACCAAGGGGATATTGCATTGTGATGACTAACATGACCTTCCAATGACGTCCGTTCATAAATAGGAGACGCATCATCACATCTTTCGTCCATTTGTTATCATACAGGCAATCATCCAATACAACGAACGTCCTTGGGTCTATGGATGACTTCTTATACATATCCTGTTCCTTTTTCACTTGCTTTAAAACCGCTTTCTGGCGCTTGAGAATATTCTCAATGATGGCTGTATTATAAGCGTCGTGAATGAATAGTTTTGGGACGTGTGCTGCGAAGAATCCGTTGCCTGCTTCTGTTCCGGAGATGACTGTCCCGATGGGAATATCCTGATGGTGAAACATCAAGTCCTGAACGAGGAAACTTTTACCGGTATCACGGCGTCCAATGAGAACGATGACTGGGCCTTTGTTTTCATCGGGGCGAAAACTGATGGCCTTCATCTCGAACTTCGCGAGTTCCAAATTCATTGTAGTAATAAAAATGGCATATATTATTTTTATGACATTTATACGAATGGAATATGTAATGAATGTAATGAATGTAATGAATGTAATGAATGTAATGAATGTAATGAATGTAATGAATGTAATGAATGGAATACGGAATACGGAATACGGAATACGGAATACGGAATATGGAATACGGAATACGGAATACGGAATGCGCCCGCCCGTTTAAAATGAATATAAAACTTCTAGTTATCAATCATATCAATCTAACTATTCCGATTATATACATTTAGGAACAATGACAGACAATGGGTCATCGGCATCGGCATCGGCATCGGCGTTCCAGATTCATTACCGTAAACACAAATATACACCGGATACAATAGAGTCCGCATTATTGTATGATATTCAAAATTATATACCGATATATTCGCGATTTTTTGATGTAAATGAAAGCAACTATAACGGAATCCAATTGAATCAACGGTATTATTTACAGAATGTCATCGCACACCCGACACAAATCATTGGCGACAATAATGGCGACAATAATGGCTACACCGACCAATACGACCGCAGCAGTCATTCCCTAAACCATTTAGAAACGATTATAGTTGACGACAACGGAAATACCAATAACGTCCCAATCTTTGTGAAATATTCACCGCTTCTTGACCCTATCCGT